TGGCCCACAGTCGCCACACTGAAGGATGAGCTGCTGCCATCAAAATCTGTCATCCAAGACGGTAAAATTCGTCTGTTTTCCAACTGTGACATGATGCAGCTCTTCATGGACAAGAAGTACCTCGGATGGTGTATGGCTTTTGCCCACAATCACCTCCATGAGACACACTTGACAGTAGGGATGAATCCCTACGTGGACTTCCATGCCCTTTATGTTAGCCTCTCAGAGCATCCGCATATGTGGACGGGAGACTACAAGGGCTGGGACAAGAAGATCCCATTGAGGATCATGGAATTGGGAGCTCGCGCTCTTGTCCGAGTTGCTTCAGCGCTCTTCACACCGAGCGAAGTGTCTGTGATGCAGCAATTGTTGCATTACGACTGTCACCGGATGGAAGTGCTCAACGATACCCTCTTCAAGATCGACGGGTCGATGAGCAGCGGAATCTGGCTGACCAATTTCGGGAACAGTCTGTTCAATTTTGCGGTGCGGACGTACTGCATCATGAGCGAATTCCGAGATCAGGGACGGACGGTCCCCAGGATGTGTGACATTTTGTTGCACTGTACCCTGCGTGACCATGGGGATGATGAGATAAACTCATGTTCCCAAGAATACTCTGAGATCGTTGACTACTTCTCAATGAAGCATCAAAAGGCGAGACTCGGGTTGCAAGTTACACCAGCAACCAAGGATGGAGAGGAAGTTCCGTTTGAAGATCCAATGGAAACTTCCTTCATCTCACGCTTCCCAAAGCGACTGGGCAACCATATTTATGGTGCCCTCAAGAAAGAGTCGATCGAACAGCAACTCGATTACACCCGGCAGCTCACGGTGAGTGAGTTTGAACTTCTGTACGATAGCATCCTTCAGGAGGCCGCACTCTGGGGTGACGAATACTTTACAAAGATTCGCACCAGAGTGGTGAGCCTCAAGAGGCTGCGAAATCTCAACTTCCAAGCAACACCGGACTTTGAGACGTGCATTGCCGCATTAATGACCGCGGCAGGTCAGGTCCAACTTTCTGCGAGGACCGGCGCGAAGGACAAATCATATCACCAAGCTTCGTTCAAAGACGACAAGATGAGATTCGAATGCGACAAAGGCTGTTCCGAGCTCTTTCGAGGAGACGAGACAGTCGACCAGCATATTGCTAACTGTTCTGGAAAGATGAGTGTCTCTTTCACAGGATCACCAACAACATCCAAGGAGATGGAGCATGCGGTGCTCTCTCTCACAAACCGTGTTGACATCACCAAACACATCATTGATGTCGACAAACACCGCAAACAGGTCACGAGATGTGGCCTAAAGTTCTTCAACGAGGGCTACGCCTTGCACGATTTGAGCAAGTACAGCCCCGTGGAGGCGATTGGATATCAGCTGCGATTTATGCGTGGCGTTGATGGGGAGATCTGGAGATTTTCCCTGTGGCATCACTATGCCTACAACGACCACCACCCAGTTGACATCTACCCCCTTGAGGAGTTCATGGCATCAGGCCGACCAAAACATTGGACTGAAGCTATGGGCCCCATCGGTGACGAGACCATCCAGGAGATGATCGCCGACGGATGCGCTTGCATCCTACGAGGGAGACCTACG